TACTCCACTACCATTAGTCAATAAAACATAGTTTGCTGAACCACCGGTAATTGTAACATTACCAACAGCACCCAAATTAGCTGTACTTGTAGCAACTAAGTTATTAGCAGTTAGTGTTGTGTTTGACTTATTGAAGGTCATTCCTGCATCGCCACCAAAGGTATTACCATCATTAAATTGAACTTGAGTATTTGTGCCACCCGGGTTCATTGCAACAACTTTGTTTCCTGGATTTGTGATGATAACGCCGGTGGCATTAGCTGAGATTATAGAGTTACCTAATTTGATTGAGCTTCCAGACAAATATAAATCTCTAAAGGCATGTGTTGCATTACCCAAATCATACGTAACATCTGTTGTAGGTGTAATACTACCACTTACTTCTAAACTAGATAATATTCCTAAACTTGTAATATTAGGTTGTGCGTTTTGTGTTACTGTACCAGCAGTGTTTGCTGTATTTGATGTTTCTGATGTTACGTTTGTTAAGTTGGTACCATCACCAGTAAAGTAATTTGCTGTAACGGCATTACCTAAGTTAGCATTACTTACAATTAAATTACCATTAGCAGTAATATTGCCGGAAGCTGATATATTTGCAACAGATAGATTGTCAGGGATTTCAATATAAAGAGTTTGGCTATAGCTTGTATATGTTGCGTTATTTGTTACTGGGTTGGGACTTGTTCCTACTTTTAATGTGACTGAACTTATTGAAACTGATGCAATATTAGCTGTTACTACAACATTACCTGTAGGAGAATTTACTGTTATGCCGGCGCCTGCAGTTCGATTAACAGAACGTACAGCAGTACTTGTTAAACCACTGTATACTTCAGTAAAGTTTTGTTGAACTTTCTGGAAAGCCGTTCTTATTGCATCTGCTGACGGATCGTCAGGGAATGTGCCAAAGTCAATATTCTGTTGAGCCATTTTAAAATCACCTTATTAAGTATTTATCGTTATTGACAAAACAGATACCCATAAAAATACCCGACTACTGCCGGGTATTTTTGTGCAGAACTAATTACTTAAGACCTGCTAATTTTTTCCATTGAGCAACTGCATCACTAGCATCAACTGATTCATTGATACTGGTTGTATTGCGTGAAATTTGTCTACCTAATTGACTTGCGACAACAGGAATAGTTGTTTGACCAGTTGATTTACGCTTGTTCAAACCACCACTGATGACATTCATCATAAAGTCCATATCAGTTTCAAATGTAGTGTCTGAAACAGATTTACCTGGACCTGCATCATTAGCCCATTCGTCTAATTTCTTTTCTTTCTTGTCTTTCTTGTCATCATACTCAATGTCTTTTTTGACTTTCTTGCCGGCTTCTTCAGCCTTATCATCATCTTTACCTTTATGACCTTCGTCATATTCGATATCTTTAGCGACTTTTTTAGCGGCTTTTTCTGCTTTATCATCTTTTTCACTAGTAGATTCTTCAGATAACATTGCTAGTTTTTTGTAAAGATTAAAGAAACTTGATTCTTCTAAATCTAGACCATCTTTTTGTGCTTGATTGTCACTCATATTTGGTTCTTTAGTTAGTTCACCATCATCAGTTTCAGCCTCATTCATAGAAGCTTTCATTTCTTCTTCTGCATCACCGGCTTCAACACCAATATTGCCTACATCACTTGCTTCGCTACCTTCATCAATATCATCGCTTGGGTTATATGCGGCAGCGGCTGCATTTGCGGCATTAACTGATGCATCTTCTGCATCTGTATTGTCTGCACCACTATCTGGAGGATTATCTTCAGCCATCTGATAAGTCATTTCATCTTCTGATTCAACTTCATCAATCATTTCTTCACCTTCACTACATGCATGGCCAGCTTCCATCATTCCACCGCACGACTCACAGGTTTCTTCATCATGTGAATGTTCATCGTGTGATTGTTCTCCGCCACCAATACCTGATAGTTTCTTCATTAAACTCATCATACCATCGTGGTCGCCAACTACTTCAATAGCATCACCACCTGCACCAATTTCAGCAGGTTCTCCACCATTATCAACTGTCATTGGCTCTGTGTGTGACATACCAGGACTATCATCTCCACCGAACAAGCCTAAACCTGCTGATTTGATAACGCTTAATAGTTCGTCAGCTTCTGCATCTTGTGCGGATACACTTACTGAATCAGGAGATCCTTGTTGACCTTTGCTGATAGAAACAGTCATACCTTCAGTAACTTCTTTATCTTCTAGTAAAGCATTCAATTGCTTTTCTAATGCTTCAAAAGCGAATGCATCATTCTTTACAAACTCTTTACCACCAAGACTGAATTTACTTCCTTTTGGTGTATTCTTTGCGGCCCAACTGAATGGACTTTCTTCAATGTCTGCTTCAGCTAGTTCACCTTCTTCAGCACCATAGCTTGCCATTGTGTTTACTACTGGGGTAGTCTCACCAACATAACCTTGAATTGGTACTTGACCATAGCACTCATCTAGACCTTCTTTGTAGCCTTCATGGTAGCAACGTGCTTCTTCCATGTCTTCATAGTTCTTACCACAGTGTGAGTGACCACGTAGTCCATGTGCTTTTCCTTCTGAACGTGCGGCATTTAATTTTTGATCCATACCTTCTTTAACCATTTTCTTTTTGCAATCAGCAACCATTTGTTTCAATTCTTTCTGGTCACAATCAGGATGCATTTTGCAAATTTCTGCTACAGACTTTCCATCTTTACACATTTTCTTAATATGTGCCATTGGTGGGCATTTCTTTTTGTCAGTCTTTGATTCTGAGTCCATATTTTCTTTAACTTTCTTTTTCTTCAAATCGTTTTTACCCTTACCATCTTCAGCATAATCAGGGATACCATTTTTGTTTGCGTCTGGCTTTTTAGCTTTCTTAGCTTCTAATGTTAATGGGCTTGCCAATGCATCACGTGGAGGCTGATCTGCCTCTTTAATTTTTTGCATTTGTGCTCCAGCAAGATATTTTTGTATCTCCTTTGCCGCATAAAAGGCAGCATCAATTGAATTGGATGAGTAAGGATCATTATCATCTATTAAACTAGTTGATATTGACTGTAGAGTTTTAGGGTCCATTCTTGGAAATTCTTTTTTAACCGCAGACATAGTAGTCTGAAGGTTAGTACCATAATCACCTAAATGTTTATATTTTTTCCATACGTCCATCAGTCCAGGAATACTTGAAAATTGCTTTTGTATTCTTGCTTGATTTTCAGGATGATCTGACACTGTGCCCTCTTTGATTTTCTTTAATTGTGCGCCTGCAATTTTAGTTGCGGCTTCTTTACCATACTTAGGTGTTAGTTTACGAACCAATGCATCAAAGCCTGTAGTAGCATTGTTATGCTTACCTATATCTTTTTCAGTTACTTTATCACGACCAGTAAAACGGTCATAGTCAACACTAGCATTTCCACTAGATGGCATATTTCTCCCTTTGTTAGCCGCATGAAATGCGGCATTCTTTTCGGCTGTCGTTGCGGGTGGTTTCTTTCCTAACCCAACAGCACTCTTAACTGTATCTAATACACCTTCATCCATTTCGCCTTCTTTCATTTCTTCATCACCGCCAAGTTTAAGAGTACCTTTTTCTGAAGCGGCTTTAATTGTGTTAGCAGTTGCGGCATCAGCAGTACCCATTGGCTTGCCATCTGCACCAATGATTTGACTTGCACCTGGCATTGGCTTAACAGTAATACCCATTTCATTCAATGGTGCGTACATTTGCTCAAGATATTCTTTGATGCTATGCTTCTTAGTTTTCTTTTTGTCGTGTTTAGGTAACTTAACATCTTTACCTTTAGTTACGCCAAACGCACTGAAGTCATACTTCTTAACTTCGCCTGTCTCATCAGCGCCCTTTTTAGGACGACCTCGGCCCTTTTTTGGGGCTTCTTTATCTGTTTCTACGTCTTTATTGACTTTGCCGATTTTGTGTCCATACTGGTCACGAACATCTTCTTTGCCGTGACTTGTACCGTATGTACCTTTATGAACTGTTTTACCTTCTGCCTCGTTCAACTGGTCAAGTTGTGATATTAAACTTTTGAAATCCATTTTATGTTCCTTTTATTTAGATGCACTTGCGCCAGTTTGTGGCTTAGGTGGACGTTTGATTGTACTCATTGGGCTCTTATCACCCATTTGCTTGTCATCCAAGTAAGGCTTGAATGGATCGAATGCGTCAGGTGTTTTTGCACCTGCGTAAGGGGTATCAATTTTTGATCCCTTCGATTGGTCTTTAATACTCTTTAAGTATGAATCGCCGTAATTTTTGCTTGCTTCTTTAGCACCAGGTTGTTCTTCTAATTCTGTATGTAATAGTAATGGATTATGACTCATCTCATTAGCATATCCTGCATTCTCGCTATTGATACTATCATCAAAGTCACTTGAAATAACTCTAACCATATCAACCTGATAACCTAGTAGTTGTGCAATTTGCTGAATCATTGGCTCTGTCGCTGGATAGCGAAAATCTGCTTTGATGATAGTAACAGACTGATTACTCAAGTTAGGAAATCCATACGGATCCTTTTGAATAGGAGTCTTTACTGGATCACTAATTCTGATAGGATCAAATTTATTAAGATTGTACTTAAACAAATCTATAAAGTTCTTATCCACATCGCCAGCAATTTTGATAGTGTAATTGTAAGTATGTACACTTTCTGTTATATAATGTTTGAGGCTTTTCATTTCTTATTCCTGTATTCTGTATTTATCATTTATCTATTGTTTTAGTTGCCAACATCTTAAGCAACTCATTACGGTCTAATGTCTTGCCCTCGCCTAATGGGGTAGCATTTATTTCTTCTTCTTTGCCTGCTGTTTTTTGGTCTAGTTGTGCTTTTTTAAGCTGTAAATCAAGCATTTTAAGCTTCTTATTGATTTTAGCTGTCTTTGATGTAATAGCGTGTCCTAAGAAACTACTAGCACTATTAAAGATTTCACTAGCAAAACGACTATCAACCTGCATACCCAAATCCATTAAATCTTTATAACTATCTGTTGCTAATCTAGCAAGCTCATCCATCTCTGTATCACTTGCTTCTAGTCCCCTAACTTGCGGCAATGCGGCCTCAATCTTATCTAATGCCTCTGCTGTATCTGTTGTGATTTCTTCCATAGTTTCGGGTAAAGAAATAGTGATACCTCTATCATTATTTTCTGGAAGCTCAAATAAATCTTCTAATTTTTTTGTCATAAAAGTATTTATTTACTTACGTGAACCGTTTCTAAAAAGGTCATCTTCAGTAATAACTCTAAACGTGTAACCTTGTTGTTTACAGAAAGCCATAGCAGCCTGCCATTTAGCGTGATTGATTGCTACAACCATTCTGTCTTTGGCACTAGCAACTTTACTCTCAATAAGACTTTGTTTTTTTGGTTTAATCTCTACTACTTCTGCTATCTGTTTACCATACTTGTTTTGATACACTACAAAGAAGTCAGGAATGTATATGGTTGGTTTACCTGTAAATGGATGACGATAGGGTACACTGAATGATTCGCTAGCCCAATACAATACACTTTTATTACTATCACAGAACGTCATAAAAGTAAGTTCCCAACCACTGCGATATCTAGGCGTATGTTTGCCTACATATTTTGCTGGGTTCTTGGGAATATATGTACCCTGTGCATACTTAGCCATTAAAGAACTATATTTCTAGCTACAGGCTGATTAGGTTGAGGTACAGTACCTATACCGTACAATGCTGTTTTACTTTTAAAACTGTTAAGATAATATGTTATAACAGTATTCATTTCAAGTTTGTTGTTAAGACCTCTGATATAATTTAATAAATCTAATACAGGCACTTGTGTTTGCTGAGATATTCTAAATAAATGTGCTGTGAAATTATCAGCTATTTGGTTTGTGTCACATACTGATACAAAATAACCATGGACAATATCATACTCATTACCATTGACTACTAAGTCAAATGCATAAAAGTCGTCAAATATTCTTACTGTTGAATCGAGTTGAGTTCGTGCGTCAAGTATTCTAGCCATGTATAAATCTCCTAAAAGTATTTATACATTTAACCTTGACCTGTTTGTTTGCCGGCTGTTGCTGTTCCAATCAGTTGCGGAAATGCTAATACATTGGGAGTAGGACTTCCTGCACTTGCAATACCTGCAGGTGTTACACTGTATCCAGGATAGTATGTAGTACTTCTAACTGTTCCGGGTAGTGCCTGTGCTATTGATTGCGTGAGAATACCGTTAATATCACCTTTTGCAACTTGTTTTAGATTTGTATTCTTAAATGTATTATATGTTGTACCTGCAGTTAGTGCGGCAGATAAGAAATTTCCATCGTTTAAATCTTTTGTGAACCCACCGAGTGCATCTACTAAACCACCTTGACCTAGAATAGTTTGATTAGAACCCAATCTTGCAATAGGACTACGTGTTTTATCATAGTTTGCATTGTCGCCAAATCCTGGTACAGTATTACCCGGTGTTTTACCATCTAGTGCACCTTCGGAATATTTCACTGTTTCATAGTCAACTGTCATTTGATTTGTCATAGTACCATTACCCTGTGAATAATCATATGTATCGTGACCAAAGCGTGTAATAATAGGATTTATCAATGTATATAATACAAAGTTGTGTTGATTAAAACCATATATCTGTATATTTTTAAAGAACGGTATCTTACTAGTACCCTGTGATGAATTGCTTAATGTTTGTGATGGACTAGTAGTATCACCTATGTAACCCCAATCTTCATCTCCGTAGATTGAATTTTGATAGATATTGCGTGAGTTATAGTCTGCTGATAGATTTAATGGTGCATTTGTTGGTTGTTGAGGACCTACACGACCTGCTGTAATTGAAATTGGTTTAGTTGCATCTTTGTAATAGTAGGTATAATAGTTATACCACATATTACGAATGCTATTACCATTGTCATCATGAAATGAAATTTCTATTGGATCATATTTAATTTTTGTTTGAACAATACGTTTACGATTGTATTGATTCATTGTGTGAGTATCAAAAGTATATGAAGGTAATTTTACTGTTTTAACTTCTAGACCAAAATTAGTTCCATCAGATAAACCCACTGAATACACAGCCGGGTTTATTTCAAAATATACGTGGAATAAAAACTTAAATTTAGGTGCACGCTGGTATGCATTGGGCACAAACGTCTTACTAGCGTGATAATAATCACGCAGGTAGTCATTGCCAAAGAATCCAGCGGCAGTGCCTTTTAATAAGTCTTGAAAAAATCCAGCCATTTAGTTAGGCCTATGTTTCAATTAAGCTTGACCAGCACCAATACCAGTAACAATAGAACCGCCTAGAACTCGACCGAATACCGCGCCTACGCCAGTAGCAGTTGTTGTATTACCTGGAGTTGAAGCCTGAACAGCATTATCATAGCGAATTGTTAACGCAATTGTTACTACTTCATTTGTGCCATAATTTAATGCACCATAATTAGCTGTTTTTAAATAGCAACCATAGCATTCCCAAGCTTCTAGTATTACTGGAACACTAGTACCGTTACCACCGTCTAATATTTCAATATTTGTTTGGAACTTATAATCTTGACCAGTAGCAGCCGATGCCTGCTCAACCATATCCAATTGCTTTTGAATTTGTTGACCAACCAACTTAGAGACATTACCCTGAGCATCATCTCTGATATTGACTGTCAATTCATTCCAACTATGTTTACCTGCCAAATATAATGTTGAATTATAAATTGGTATAGTAATTTCTTCAAAATTAATCTGTGGTCTGTTTATATCCATTACTTGTTTTGTCAATTCAACCGTGCTTCCGCCTGTACCAATATTCAGAAAGTTAACTCTGAAACGATATTGTAGTTTGGGCATCAATAAACCCTGGTTTCCACCAGCGTTGTCTGACGCTACTGTCATGTTGAATAATGATTCTGAGGCTATAGCCATTTTTTTCTCCTGTTATTAATATTTATCTTTACAAATTGATACCCTTTCGGGGTATCAATTATGCACCTGATATTTCACCGGTGTTTAGAACACGAACTGGGATGTAAATGAATTCAGCCGCTTTTACTGGCTCAATTGCAACATCTACCCATAATTCGTTTCTATCAATTCTTGCTGGAGTGTTATTACTGTCATCACATTGAACAAGATAATCATAGATACCACGTTTAGCAACTAGATCAACCATCAATGTTTGAATAACGCCTGCAATACTACTACGTGTTATCGTGTCATTAGGTTCGAATACAAACGGTCTTGCTGCCAACGTTAATTGACGGCGAACATAATTTACTAATCGTGCAACGTTAGTTCTGTCTAATGCACTTTGTGAATTAAAACTGTTTTTGTTACCATAGTTCAACAAGCCAACCCCAGTGAAGAACACTAATGGATTGATTTGATTGATATACAATACATCACGTATACCCAATCGTGTTTTGATTGCTACAAATTCACCAGTAGTACGATCTAAGTAACCAATGTTCAATGCATTGTCAATATTACCACGACGAGTACCGGCTGCCGCTAACCAAGGATAAGCAACTGTATCGTTACGTAAGAATGTACGCAACATCATATGTGATGCCGGAACAACAACTTCATTACCTGACAAGTCATTTGTAATTCCACTTGGATAGAATAGACCCAAGTAAGTATTACGTGTAACCAAACCAGTTTCACCGGTTGAAGTTGCACCTGCATCGTTATTAGCCCAAGCTTGAATTTCAGTTGCACCATCAATTAACCCTAATGGTGTATCACCTATAATATAAGCTGTCTCACCACGGTCAGCATTCAATACAACCATGTTAGGTTGTAATTCTGGATAGTTAGGAGTAGCCATCAAGTTGAAGTAGTTATCTTCGTCACGAATGTCTGTGTTTGTATCAAGTGCTGAACGTAATGATTGAACAACCATAGCACGTTGAGCGGCACGCCCCATATAAGGTGAACCGTTTGCAGTGTTGCCACTTACTGTTACCCAAGATGCTGTCTCTGTTGGGTAGCTTGCTTCATCAGGGAAGTTAGCTGGTGTAAAGTAGTTGCTACGATATTGTTTAACATTATAACCTGAACGGCGTGTGTTGAATAACAACATACCTTGTGGATACAGTGTTGGATTAGGAGCATCTAAATCTAAATAATTGCTTGTTAACAAACTAGTGATTGTTGGGATAGGATCATCAGTAATACTTGTAGTGCCATTTGTTGCCCAACGTGCGTCTTGGAATAAAACACCAGTAGAACCAGTTTGGTCAGTATTATTAATCAATACCCACATATCTTCACCGTTAACTGCTTGCCAACGACTGATTACTGGATATAATTCTAAGTCACTTGTATCAATCCATAAGTCACCGTATGCTAATACAGTACCATCACTTTGTGTTGTAGGTGCTGTTGCCGCTATAATAGGACCATTAGGATCAGTTGTATTTGTTCCGGTTGAAGCAGGAGCACCGGTAGTATCATAGCTAGTATTCTGATAACCAATCCATGCACCACCTTTTTGAACCATAATATCAACTTGGTCAACTACAGACCAGAACCAGTTAGTATTATTAACTGGCTCAGTTACTGGAGCACCCTCGTTTGCAGTGTACGTGAATTCAACCCAGTTACTTAATTGAGTTCTGAATTCAATAGGGGCAACACCCGATACATAAGTTACTGCTGTTGCAGGTCCGGTTGCACCACCACCTGAAATAGTAGTAACTTGAACAACTAAATCGTTAGTTGGTGTTGCACCACCAAACACTGTACCAGAAATTGTTACAGTATCACCTACAGCATATCCACTGCCACCTGCAGTCACACCATCACCGTTTAAAATGTAAGCACCGTATGTTGATTGTGCTTGAAATGTCGCGGCAGAACCAATACCATCAGTAGAAAGTTGAGGTATAGCAGTAAAATTTACAAACACTGTTGGACCATACTTAACACCTATTGTTGTCCCGATTATAAAACCAGCTTCTGTAATAATGCCATTCGATACACCTGTTGATACAAATGATGAATCTACTGTATCGGACATAACAATTTCACCACCCTCAGTATGAGTCAATTGAATAGAACCCTCAGTTGTTACTGTTGCAGTTGTGTAGGGTATGCCAGCGGCGTACCAAGCTGTTACAAAATCAGTAGCGTCACTGTTGTCAGCAAGAGTGAATTGATATGCTGAACTTAATGAACTACTTCCAGGAACGCTAACATAAACGTTCATATAATATGGGCCTGCTGTGAAATCAGGAGTTGTGTTACTACCTGTTACCACAGTAGCACCGGTTACAATTCTCTCCCAGAAATATACCGGAGCAGTAGATTTAGTACCATTGAAATTGTATTGACCATAGATTGTTCCTGCAGGAACAGCTTGTCCACCTGTCGCATCTAATGCTTCAGTTGCAGCCATATCAGAAGTAGCTAATGATATATTTTTTGCAATCCATGATGCGGTAGCAGTACTATATCTAGACATAACAGGGGCTAAACCATTGCCGGC